AGAATACAGAAAAGCTTTAAACCTTTTCAGAGATAAACTTAACGAAGTTGCAGTATTCAACTCAAACTTAGCTTACACAACAAGACTTTTCACAGAACATTCAACATCTAAACAAGAGAAAATTAACATCTTGAGAAGATTTGACGGAGCTGAAACATTAAAAGAGTCTAAAAACCTTTACAAGTCAATTAAAGATGAACTTTCATCTTTGAATAAAGGAAACATCAATGAGTCATTTGAAAGAGTTATTGACCACGAACCAGTAACAGGTTCTGCACAGTCACTAATTGAATCAAAAACTTATGAGAATCCTCAATTTATGAGAATGAAAGATTTAATGACTAAAATAATTAAATAAAACAATAAACTAAAAAAATAATAAAAACCAAAAAAATGGGAGCATTATTAGAATCAGGTCTTGTTGGTAACATCGGTCTTAAGCACCTTAAAGTTATCAAAGAAGATACTATCAACAAATGGGACAAATTAGGGTTCCTTGAAGGTCTTAAAGGCCACCTAAAAGAAAATGTTGCGCAGTTATATGAAAACCAAGCGTCACATTTGATTAACGAAGCTACTTCTGACGGTTCTTCAGGTTCATTTGAAACTGTTGTATTCCCAATCGTTAGACGTGTATTCTCAAAATTACTTGCTAATGACATCGTGTCAGTACAAGCTATGAACTTACCTATCGGTAAATTGTTCTACTTCGTACCAAAGATTCAGGCTTATGCTGGAGGTAATCCATATTTTGACCCACAATTACCATCAAACAATTACGACGGTTCATCAGGTTCTCACTTAGGTCCTGTAGGCGCTCCTGGTAACTACCCTGGTTCACCAACTTCAGGTTACACAACTGGTAATCAATTCCAGAAGAATCTTTATGATTTGTTCTACGAAGGTAATGAAGGTCAATTAGACCCTCCAGGTTTGTTTGACTATTCAAAAGGTCAGTGGTCTGCAGTAACTGTAACAACTGATGTTCAAGTTTGGTCTAACGGTACTCTTATCGATTACACTAACGAATTTGAAGGTTTAAATGTTAGAAAAGTTATCGTTAAAATGTGCGGTTTTGCTAACGCAGGTAACGGTAAATTAATTGGTCCTGATGGTAATGAATACGATTCAGAAACTTTCTTGGCTGATTTGAGAATCTACACTACAAATGATTTTGCTGATGGTGGTTGTGCTACTTTGTTGGATGAAGCTGGTGACCCAAATTCATTGTTGTTCAGAGTCGTTACTCAACAATACGGTCAAGGTATTGTAAGTGGTTTAAATAACCGCACACAAACTACATGGCCAACTGATGGTAATGGTGGTTCTTACAATGATATCTGTAGCCCAACAGGTTGTATCTACTTGGAAGTTGATATTTCATGTCCAATTTGTGCTACTTGTGATTCAACATCTTTAGATGGTTACACAGGTACAACTGTAAATGGTCTTGGTGTTAATGACTTTAACGCTGTATTCAGACGTTATAAGAACTTAGAATTCGAAGACCAAATCGGTGAGGTTTCTTTTGACCTTGAGTCTGTAACTGTTTCAGTTTCTGAAAGAAAGTTAAGAGCTCAGTGGTCTCCAGAACTAGCTCAAGACGTTGCGGCATTCCACAACATCGATGCTGAGGCTGAATTGACAGCTTTATTGTCAGAGCAAGTTGCGGCTGAAATTGACCGTGAAATTCTTCGTGACCTTCGTAAGGGTGCCGCTTGGAACTTACGTTGGGACTACAACGGTTGGAGAAGAATTTCTCAAACTACATCTTACACTCAGAAAGATTGGAACCAAACATTGATTACTGTAATCAACCAATTGTCAGCTCAAATCCACAAGTCAACTCTTCGTGGTGGAGCTAACTGGATTGTTGTATCATCTGAAGTTTCAGCAATCTTTGATGACTTGGAATATTTCCACGTTTCAAATGCGTCTCCTGAGCAAGACCAATACAACATGGGTATTGAAAGAGTGGGTACTTTAGCTGGTCGTTACCAGGTTTATCGTGACCCATACTTCCCACCAAACCAAGTATTGATTGGTCACAAAGGTACATCGTTACTTGACACTGGTTACATTTACGCACCGTATGTACCACTTCAATTAACTCCAACTATGTACAATCCATTCAACTTCACACCAATCAAAGGTATTATGACTCGTTACGCGAAGAAGATGGTGAATAACCGCTTCTATGCCAGAATTACAGTTGATGGTGTTCGTACATTTGATTTAAGAGAATTGAGATAATCAATATCTTAGTAATAATAAAAAGGTCAGAGAAATCTGACCTTTTTTTTTATTTTTTATTTAAACAAAAGATTTTATGGTTATATTTATATAATATGAAAAAAATAGTTTTAGACGATATTATCGTAAAAGAAATCATTAGATTATATAATGAAGAATCTTTAGGAAGCCCATCTATATCTGAAAAAATTGGTGTTCATAAAACCGTGATTATTAGAATTTTAAAAGAAAATGGGGTTAATGTAGGTAATTCAGGTAGAAAATTTAAAGGAGGAAAAACTGAGGCTAATAAAAGATATTATAAAAAAAATATAGAAAAAATATCAGAATATTTTTCTGAATGGCAAAAAGAAAATAGAGAAAAGTTAAATGAATACCATAAAGAATGGAGGGAAAAGAATATAGATAGACACAGAAAAAATAAAAGAGATTACGAAAAAACTCGTAAACATAACGACCCCATCTATAAACTAATCAACAATTTCAGAACTGCGATTTATCAAGTTTTAAAAGAAAATAATCTGCAAAAAAACGGTCATTACTTTGAGATTTTGAAATATTCTCCCGAGCAATTGATTGAACATTTGGAGAGACAGTTTAAAGATGGAATGAATTGGGATAACTACGGAGAGTGGCACGTAGACCATGTATTACCCATATCACGTCACAATATTCAAGAAATCGGTGACGAGGAGTTCATGAAATGTTGGTCATTAAATAATCTCCAACCTATGTGGGGTGAGGATAATATTAGAAAATCAAACAAGATTTTATAATATTTATATAATATGAATCTTAGAGAAAGTATAAAAAAACATCTTATTCTTGAAAAAAGAATTGGTCAAATTGCGACCAATTTTGAGGTTACTTTTGGTTTTGATGTCATAACCACAAAACATTCAAATTACAGAAGTGGAGGAAGAGATTTAGATGATTATAATCAAAGACCTGTATCTAATGCGGAAATAGTTGAATTTATCCAAAGTTTTAAAAGAGATATTGCGGAAAAAATACTTACAGGTGAAATTCAACAAAGTGAACCATTTGTTCTTGTTTCTAACAGATGGGAACTTGCTATGGCCGTTTCAGCTGAGAGAGAATCTGGTACTTATTGGAAACTTGTTGTTATAACCGTATTCAGGCAATCGGACCTTTATAAGTTCAAAGTAGGTAAAGACCAAGTTGTGATAGAAAAATAGACGAAACTCTATTATGAATCGACATAAAGTGGTTTAACGCAAGAGTCACCAAACTTAAACAACGATATTTATATGTAAATGTTTTTTACATATGAGGTTTTTGTTTTTATTGTTTTTTCTACCATTACTAGTAAATGCACAACTTAGAGATTCGGTTTATGTAACGACACCTATTTTCAATGTGGTGTATTCTGAAAAGTTACAACAACCAAAATGGGATGAATATAAGGTATTATGTACTGATGGTAAAATATCTCGTAAAGGTCTTGATTTTTATCCTGTGAAGGGAATTATCACTTCGACAAATGAAGACTACGAAAATAATGTATACGACAAAGGTCATTTGGCACCAGCCGCTGACTTTAATTGTGATAAAGAAAATCTAAAACAAAGTTTCTCATATCTTAATTGTACACTCCAACATGAGAAACTTAATCGGGGTACGTGGAGACTTCTTGAGGCCCACGAGAGAGAACTGGCAAAAACTAACACAGCCTCAGTTCAAATCAGGATGAATTATAGTAAAAATTCAAAAGTATTATCTACAGGAGCCACTGTACCCGATTCTTTTACAAAAA